TCGATCCGCACGCCGCTCGCGCCGGTGATGCGCATGGTTCCACGGCCCGCGCCCATGTAGCCGTCGGTGCCGTCGTGGTACATGCGCGCGTAGTCTGTGGCGTTCGTGTCGCCGAGCGCCCAGGCGTAGTACGCGGGGAAGCTGTTCGTCGGAGAGATTCGGTTCGCCGAGCCGAGTCCGCTGCGCGACATGAGGTTGAACGAGCCCGTGTACGCGGAATTGGTGGTCGAGGTGTAGGTGCCGACCTCGATCTGGCGCTTGCTCGTGTCGAGCGCGCGGATGCCGAACGCGCCGTCGGTTCCAAAGAGAAGCTCGGTGTTGTAAGCCATGCCGAACGGACTGCGGAAGATCGTGTTCTCAGTGGTGGCGTTCGTCTGCAGGTTGCGGATGCCCAGATACAGGCCGTAGCCCCATGAGAATCCGTCGATCTCGAGCGCGTAGGTGTTCTTGCCGCTCGTCGGAGAGTTGTTCGGGCCGAGCCGCAGCACGCCGTCGCTCGTGTTCGAGATGAACTCGCCGTTCCCGAGGATCAGCGATCCAACGGTCAGAGTGTCGGTCGATGCGCTGTAGCTCAAGCCCGAGTCTCCGGCGAACGACCCGCTCGAATTGAACATCACCTGGCCGTCGGTTCCCGCGGCGCTGACCTCCGACGCCGTGTGCGTGTGGCTCGCGGCCGCGATTCCCGCCGAGGCTAACGATCGGTGCTGCCACTGCGATCCCGCGCTGTGGTAGTACCAGATCGCGCCGTCGGACGGCTCACCGCTCTGCATGTCGCGGCCGTGGACCCGATGCACGGTTGGATCAGGGTACGTTCCCTTAAGGTCGCCGCCCGCCGCGCCCGTCGGCGAGCCGATCGTGCCGCTCGAAACCGTCGTCGTGCCGTTGGCGTAGACCACGGTGCCTGTCTGGCCCGTCACGGTCACGGTGGTCGGCACGGTGTCCCATACGACTGTCATGGTTGCCTCCGCACGAGATAGCCCGTGCAAACGAGCTGATCGGCGGCCGCCGTCGGGACGACCTCAAGCGCGTAGTACCAAATCGCTTCGGACGAGTCGACGGCGGTCAGCGCGGTGTCGATCGTGACCAAGTTCAGCGTGATCGAGCCCGCGGTGCCGAGCGTGATGCCCGCCGCCTGCGTCGCGGTGTGGTCCGCAGCTGCAGTCGTGGGGAGTCCCGACCGCCAGACGCGCATCGACGCGGTGTAGCCCGTCGAGAGGTTCGGCGCGCTCCCGCCGACCGAGTACGTGAGCACGAATGTGCCCGGCGCCTGCCTGGAGTAGACGATGTTGAGGGTATCGCTCATGGACAGGCTCCTGAGATGGCTTGCACGTTGATGATAAGCCAGAGCAGCGATCCGTCGGCCTTGCGGAACGCAAAGAGCGGCACATAGGCGCCGACGGGAATCTGCTTCGGCACAAAGGTGCCTGTGAGATCGGTGCTAGGAACGCCGTAGGCATAGGTGGTCGGCGGCGCGCCGTTTGAAAGCTCGGACATGCTGAGCGCCGTCTGGCTCGTCAGGCCGTCCGTGCGCACGGAAGGCGTCGTGCCGGAGATCTGCGCCTCGTCCCAGGTGTACGTCCACCGGTAGTTGCTGATCGCCGATGCCGCGGTGATCTTGCCAAGCAGGACCGTGCCGTCGGAAGGGATGGCGTTCCACTGGCGCTGCCTTCCCGTGAAGCTCGCCGTGTCGCGGTCGTACCTTGGATCGGTCGACCTCATGGCAGCGGGTACCCGCGCTCGGTGATCGTCTTGAGCTTGGTATCGCCGGCGTAGATGTTGTTGAAGTCGGTCGAGGTGCGCGGCAATCGTTTCCACTTCACCTCGGCAAGGTTGTTGCTCGTCCTGGTCGGGCGTCCGTCGGCGGCGAGCGTCGGAACCTGCTCGTGGTGGTACCACGGGTCGTAGAGCAGGTCGAACGTCACCTCGTAGTTCTCGTAGCGGATCGGGTTCACCGTGACGCCTTCGCAGATCAGGCTGCCGGCGGGGCACCCGAGGAACGTGGCGCTTGAGATGCAATTGGTGTAGCCCGTCAGGCTCGAGGCCGCGGCCGACACGCTTACGACGGTCGCGTCCTGCTCGAAGCGCATTCGGATCCGCGTCTGGCCGACGTTCCAGGCCATGCCGTCGTTGCCGCCCATGGTGGCGGTGCCGCCGATGTCGCTCGAGGCGTCGCTCGCGGCGGGCGGCGAAGTCGACCAACCGGTGCGGTAGATCCGCGTCGAGCGCGCCTGCGAGCTGAAGTCGACGCTGCTCGGCAGCGCGTAGTAGGCCACGACCGGCGAACCGCTGAGCGTCAGGACGTAGCGGCTTGACCAGTTGAGCGTGAATCGGGCGCCTGCGGCGTTCGGGAGTTGATCGACGGTGTAGCCGCGAAACCTCGCAAACTGCTGCCAGGTCAGGCCGGTGCCGCTTGGATAGGCCTTGTCGCCGCGCCGCGGCAACGCGCCCTCATTTTCCGCCGTCGTCGAATCCGTGTCGATGTTGAAGGCGGTGCCGTTCAGCTTGCGGATGTGCCGCGTCTCGGTGATCGTGGAGTCCTCGCCGTACTCGCCGGCGCGCGTCGAGAACTGGATCGTCGTGTACTCAAATGACGCTGTGGTAGGCATTTAAGACTTCCCAATGACAATGGCGAGCTTGTCGAGCTTCTGTATGATCGACTCGAACGGGTTCAGCAGGTCGCCGAACGTGACATCCATGCGCTTCTGCTCCTGAGTCTTCAGCTGCTCGGCGATGACCTTGCCCTGTGCCTCGGATGCGTTCACGAGCTGCGCCTCGAGCAGCGCGGTGTCGTTGGACTTGCCGCCGAGCACGGCGCCGCCGAACGCGGCCGCGCCGCGCGCGAAGTCGTACAGCTGCGACATGACGCCCTTCTCGCCAGGGCGCTGCGAGGCGACGGTGAACGCCTCGCCGATGCCGGGGCCCGCCGCAGCGATCTGCGCCTGCGACTCGAGCGCGGCGAGCTTCTTCAGGTACTCGCTGTTCGAGGTGAAGGTCTGTTCGCCGCTCTGCTTGAAGAGAACGAGCGCCTCATTGGCGCCTTTCGTGGCGGCCGCGAGCGCCTGGACGGATTGCGCGGCCATCCCAAACAGGGCGAGCGGGGCCGCGAGCGCCGTGCCCGCCGCTCCAAGGCCTCCTAGAGCCCCGCTGAGCGGCCCGAGCTTGCCGACTCCTCCGAGCAGGGCCGTGCCCTGCGACGCCTTCAGGCCGAATCCTGCGGCCCCTCCTGCCGCGCCGCCGGCTTCCGCAAGCCGCTTCATCTTGGCGGTCGAGTTTTTCAGCTTCCGCTCCACGGCCGACAGGCCGCGGTCGACGCCGTCCGTCTGGACGGTCACGGGAATGACCAGGTTGGGGAGCTTAGTTGCCATTTTTTTTGGTCTCCTCTCTTATCGCGTCCGCAACGGCGTACTCCACGTAACCGGGCACTTTGTTTGAGAGCCTGTATGCCGGGCCGGTGAGGTAAAGGGTCTTGTAGATGACGGTTCCAAGCGACCGCTTGCGGATTCCGGCGCGCCAATCGCGGCGGTAGCTGAACGGCACGAAGCGAGGGTGCGGATTGCGGTTCCAAAGCCGCGGCTTTTTGGCAGGCGTGCCATCCGCCTTGGTGCCCTTTTGCCACGGGCGATAGCCCTGGTCATGGAAATGGCTCTTCCATCCAACGTCGTAAGGTCCGCCCTTCTTCACACCGACGCCGCACCAGATGACTTTGCCGCGCTTGTAGGTCTTCGTCTTGACGGCAATTGATTTGCGGGTCCGAACGTCTTGGCGACGCGCCTTTGCCTTTACGGCTTTTTTGACCTCGTCGCCCCACGCGCGCACACCATTGCGCAGCACCTTGCTACGGATCTTTGCAGGAAGAACCTGCAGGCTCCTAGCGATTTCGCGCATCTGGTCGGGATCGATCTTGAAGCTGATTCTGTAGCCGGCGAGCATCGAGTTTTTTCCTGATTCCACGCCAGTCGGGGATCTCGAGATCGACGTTCACGACCACCATGCTCATCCTGGACAGGTCCATCGGAGCCCGCCTCGCGGCCGCGCGCAGGACCACGCGCGCGGCCTCGCTCAGTCCCGGCCTTCCTCGTAGAGCTTCTCGGCCTCGCGGCCGATCGCCATGATCAGCCGGCCGTCGGAGTCGAGCGCCGCCTCCACGCTTGACAGGGCGGGCGATCCGTCCTCGCGGAGCAGGTGCCTGTACGCAAGCCATGCATAGAGCCTCGTCGGCGTGCTTGATGCGATTTCGACGGCGTCGATGAAGTCAAGTGCGCTCGGCCGGCGCAGCTTGACCCGCTCGCCGTTCGGCAAGGTCACCTCGATGTCCTTGAGCATGAGCGCGTCGCTGATCATGCGATCGTCACCGTGCCTGTCGTCTGCAGCTCGAACGACGCCTTGATCGTGTCGTTGGTGGCGGCGGTGACCTGCCAGGAGGTCAGGAACGCATTGCCGCTCATCGTCTGGCTCGTCGTGTAGGTGCACACGAATGCGCGCGAAACGGGCGACTGCGCGTCGGCCTCCATGGCCGCGGCGGCGGTGTCGCCCTGGTCGTAGTAGATCTCGCCCGAGATCGTGGTCGTGCCCTGACCGGCGACATAGGTGCGCCGTGCGTCGCCGATCCTCGTGGTCTCGATCGTGTCGTTGCTCGTCGAGGTCGAGATCGACACGAGGCCCGTGGTCGCGAGCGCGTTGTAAGAAAAGGCCGTCAGAGCTGTAGAGATGCCTGGCATTGGTCACTCCCGGTAATAGATGGTCATGGAGCACACGGCTTCCGAAGGCGACGCCTCGTCGCCCTCGCCCGGCTGCGCGGACTCGAGGTAGTGGCCCTGATAGAGGACCGCGGTGAACGAGACGCCGCCGTAGGTGCCGGCGACGGACGCGCTGCGGACCTGTTCCGCGATCGAGATCGCCTCGGTGCCGAGGTCGGAGATGCAGCGCACCTCGAGATCGGCGATGCGGATCGGGTTGGAGCCGCAGCTTGCGACTTCGCTCGAGCGCACCTCGAAGGTGACTGCCGGCAGCGCCGAGTCCTGAAGGCGGTAGCCGTGGGTCACGCGCGCGTCCGGCACGAGCGAGATCGTCGTGCCTGCGGTCAGCATCGAACGGACGGCCTCCTCGATGCTCATTGGACGACCTCGCAGTCGATGACGGCGACGCGGTCGCGCTCGTCGAGGTTGGTGATGGCGCGGATCTTGTAGGTCTTGCCGCGGCATTCGATGCGCTGCGACTCGGTCAGGCCGATCGACTGCGCCGTCTCCCACCGCGCGCGCAGCTCGTACTGGCGGATGACTGCGACGCCGTCGGCGTATGCCTGCTCGTTCGCCGAGCTCTCGCGGACGTCGCAGCGGAAGTACTGGCCGCTCGTCCAGGTCGCGCCGCGCAGGCCGAGCGAGCTTGCCGCCGCGGGCGGAAGCTTCTGCAGCGCGACAAACCTGAGGCGACCGGCGGAGATCATCGGAACGGCACCTGCACGGAGTACTGTGCGATGATCGCCTTGTACGCAAGCGGGACCTCGGCGAGCTGCGCGACCTGGAGCGCTTCGGGATTGTTGTACCAGGCGCCGACGAGCGCGACGATGCACTGCTGCAGCGCCTGCGGGACCGTGGTGAAGCCTGCCGTGTAGGTGACCTCAATGGTGGTGTTTTCCTTGGCGACGACCGTCGTGTCGAACTCGAGCGCGTACAGCGGCTCGGTGTCGTCGATCCAGTAGTCGGTCGCCGACAGCGTCTGGCGCACCCCGCTGAGGTCGTAGTAGCGGACCTGCGTGACTGCGCTCATGGGCTGCACGCGCGGGATGAAACGCGAGAACTCCCTGATCGACTGCGTGCGCGAGACGGCCTGCAGTCCGAGTCCCGTCTCGCGCTCGATCATCTCTCCGGCGGCGACGCACAGCACCGCGAGGTCGACATCGTCTGATTCGACCTCGACGCGGAGCCTTGTGCGGAGCACATCGAGCGGGATTGGGAGCGCGGCCATAAAGGGGCGACGCGCGGTTTCCCGCGCGCCCCCCGGGGAGCAAGATCAGACGGTGATCGCGGCGAACGCCTCGGGCAGCATCACCTTCGAATCCCACCGCGTGTAGAGGTAGAGATTCACCTGGTGCGTGCTCGCGGCGCTGTACGGATCAAGCATCGACGTGATGCCGGTGCGCTCGAACATCTCGAAGTAGTTGAAGTTGCCCACGATGCCGACGACCGTGCCGTTGGTGGTCGTCGTGGCGGTTCCCATGTACGCGTTGATCCGGTACGGGATGCCGTAGATCGTGCCGGGGATGCCGTCGGCGATGCCGCCGTTGTCGGTCGGCTTCCAGATGTAATCGTTGAGCGAGCTGCCGGTCTTCAGCTTGCGGATCGACTGCACGACGGTGTCGTGGAGCACCCACGAGAACTTCGGGCCGGTCCGGTACTGGGGAGAAATGCGGTGAACCGCGTTGATCAGCGTGTCGCCAGTCGCGTCGTCGGAAAAGGAGTTTCCAGAGCCGCCCGCTCCGATGTCTTCGATCTGGGTGACGGCGCCGCCCGCGATGCCCTGCGGCTGCGAGCTGCCCGTGCCGGTCGTCAGGTAATCCTCCTGCGACAGCGCGATCGACTTCGCGCAGCGGTCGGCGACGTAGTTGAGGCCGCCGCCGATGCCGGTCATGCCGATCGCATCCTCGATGAACTCCTGGGACATCGTGTTGCGGGTCGCGAACTTGTACGGCACCACGCTGATCGCCGTCGAGAACGACGGATCGCTCGCGGTGATCGAGCTGCCTTCGGTCACGAGCGCCGTGGTCGGGAGCGCATTCTCGATGGTGATGGTGCGCTTCGAGTCAATCTGCGTGACCGTCGCGAGCTGACGCATCACCGTTTCCTGGCGAAGTCGCTCGACGATGCGGCGCTCCATGTCGGTCGGGATGCCTGCGTTGGAGCTCGAGAGCGAGAGCGCGCGCATCTCCGCCACGTCGCCGCGCACGAGCGCGCCGACCCAACGGTTGCGGTACTCGGTCGAGGAGACGTCCATGCCGCCGGGAGCAGGGCGCGAGTCGAACTGCGCGCGCGTCTCCTCGCGGGCCTTGCGCTCCATGGCGCGGAGCTGAATCAGCCGCTCGGCTGCGTCCAGGTCAGCGTCCATGCGCGCGATCTTCTCGCGCTCCTCGCCGCTTCCGGCGCGGGTGATCTCGTGGGTCTGCGCATCCTTGCGCGCCGCGAAGCCCTCGAGGGTCTTGCGGTACTCGTGCACGGTCTTGTGCATCTCGTTCAGCTCGTCCATTGCCTGATCCTTTCAAGATGAAGTTCCAGCCGCGCTCGCGCGGCTTCAAGTGCAGCCGCGTCAACGCGACGCAGACTGGAAGAGGTCTGTGGGTATGCGGCGTCGACGACCACGCTGATCTCGACGAGTCGCGCCTGCTCGACGGTGCGCTCGGTCTTCTTTGCGTTCCAGGCGTCGCGGGTCACGTAGAAGCCAAACGACATCTCGCCGCTGAGGTCACCGCGCTCGAGCAGGGTCTTGACGTCGTTGCCGAGCGTGGTGTCGGGAAGCACCGCGGAGTAGTGCAGGCCGTCTGCGCGGTCCTCAAGCTTCAGCGTGCTCGAGCGCGAGCGCGCAAGCGGCATCGACGGGTCGTGGTTGTAGAGGAGCTTGATGTCGCCGCGGACAGAGTCGCCGAACGCGCCGGGCGCGATCCGCTCGACGAAAGTGCGGCCGCCCTCGCTGATCGTCTGCGACTGCGCGCCGTAGACGGCCGCGACGCCAGAGAGCGTGCGGCCCTCGACGCGCTGCTCGACGGATCCGATGTCACGCCGTGAAATCATTGGGGCTCCCCGCTTGCGCGCTCGTGTCAGTTCCGATGTTCGTGGTGCCGCCTCCGGTGCCCATGTTCTTCGCGACGATCGGCGCGTCGAGGCCGGGCAGCGGCGGCATGTCGATCTCGCGGCGCGCCTCGTTGCGCGTGATGATGCCCGCTTCGACTCCCGTGCGGAGCGCGGCCATGGTTTCGGCCATGCCAGGGCGCTGCAGCTCGTCAAAGTCCCATTCGACGTCGTCGAAGCTCGTCGCGAGCTTGTGCAGGATCTCGGAGTCCCACATGGCCGACCAGTGCTTCATGCAGTGGTCGACGTACATGCGGCCGAGCCACTCCATCGAGCCGTAGGTCGACTGCGAATGGTCGGACAGGTAGGACACGGGCACGCCAAAGATTCGGCTGACGTCCTGGATGCTGTAGCGCCTGGCGACGTCGATGCCGTCGTTGTCGAAGGTGCTCGAGATCCGGTCGACGCGCATATTGTCGGCGAGCACAATCGGTCGGCCGGCGTTCGAGCTGCCGGCGTGCCGCTTCATGTAGTCCTCGGCGATCATCTGGCGCTGCTTGTCGTTGAGCGCGCCGGGATGCACCAAAGCGATCTTGGGCTGCCCGCCGTTCTCCATCGACTTCAGCTGCGACTGCTCCTGCGCGGCCATCACGGTCAACGCGGCATGGCACACGCGCGCAGGCGACTCGCCCCACAATCCGTTGTAACCGAGGCACCGCACATGAAACACCTGCTCGGGAGCCAGGTCGCCATACGC